TCAAGCAGATCTTCTACATAAACTGCTACTTCATCAGTAGGAAGTAGCTGCCTAAACATTTCTCCCTCTCCTGTGCGGAGCCAAGTTTCATTTACATTATATTCTCTGCAAATTAGTGCTATAACGGCATCAATAGGTTCATTTCGCCCTATTTCATAATTGGCAAGGGTATTTCTCTTAATATTTAGACGTTCTGCAAATTTCTCCTGAGTCATGCCTAATTCTTTTCTTAATAGCTTTAACCTATCTTTCAAAGTTGTCACCTCCTGTCTGTTAATATCATAATACAATAATGTGCGTTTGTCAACAAAAAAGTGCTTGACAAATGTGATTTTAGGACTTAAAATAGTCTCATAAACACAGATGGGAGGTGATTATCGCAGTGAGTGAAAAAGAGAAACGGGATATCCAGGAAATGGTCAAAACAGCGAAGTATTTGGCTGAGAACGATCCCCAGAGTCTGGTGATCGCAAAGACTGGCTTGGATATGCTCAAGGCAAGGTGTGACATGGATAAGGCAATGAGAGAGCCAGAGCAGGAAGGGGCGTGAGAGAGGTGGAAGATAAGAATACAAAACAATTAGACTATGAGGAATTTTGTGCAGATTTCAAAGAAATAGAAGAGAATTTAAAATCTGCGCGCAAATATAACTCACAGTCAAAGGTTCTTTCGGCAATAGCGTTGGTTTTAAGTGTAATTGCATTGATTATCCGTATAGTAATGGCGCAATAATCGCAACAATGCTAACAATGACCGCAACAATAGAAATACCTCTTGTCCATAGGGTGTCGTTCTTGGCGCTTTCGGCCTCAGACTTAGCAAAGTCCAGTTGCTGTTTCATGGCATCGAGTTCTTTGCAGGTAGTTACAGCTTGAGATTTTGCATCTTTAGCTATGGAAGATAGAGATTCGACCTGTTCTTTAAATAGGGCGAGACTTTCCTCGGAAGCAAGGGTCTGCTTGATAGCCTGGTCGGCCTGGAGTATCGCTGATTGAGCGATTTTCTCAATAACTTCTATTTGCTGTATTAGAGCTGTTTGATGTTCTTGCAGTTTTGGACCGAAATATTCAATGCTTCTTTGCGAATCAGACTTCAGGGATTCATGCATTGCTTGTCTATCTTCTTCTGATAGGCCAGGTAACTTCGTATTTGGAGCTGTGTTTAAAGTAGCTGCCTGAGTGAATCCGGAATTGACAAATAAATTCAAAGCAGATTGAGGTTCTGAATCAGTAACCTCTTTAGGACGGACAGGATGTAAAAATGGTTTTATGTTAGACACAGAAATCTCCCTCTCTTTTGTATTTAGTATGAGTACAGTATAGGACAGAGGGAAAGAAAAGACAAGAGGAAGGGAGGTGAGAGAGGTGGAAGAAAAAAATAAACCGCATATCACTATGGTCTGGATAGCAATAGCGGTTATATCAATTAATCAGGCTGTTGGGGCATATCAAGATTTTCGGATTCACCAGCAGTTGCGGAATCAGATTCAGCTGCTACAGGAACAGCATTTGAACTTGTTGCAACAGTTGAACATGAATCTGGAGACAACTTTGACTGAGATACTAAATAATCGTTGAGTGCAGACACAGAGTCATTAAGGCGATTCAACGATTCAGTGTAACTTTCGAACATAGCGGCTTCAGCTTGTGCGGCGGTATTTTGAGAAGATGCATCTATGTTGTGATAGTAGATGGTCAGCCACACGCCGAATAAAGCAATTATATTTGGTAATATACAACTTAAAAAGAATTCCAGCGTTATGCGTCGCTTTGGAAGCGGGGTCTCAACGGTAAGAGGAATTTCTTGTGGATTTTCATTCTCATGGGCAACAAAAGAGTATAGGTATTCAGGTACTTCCACATATTCTTGCTGAAACGAAATATTTTCCAATATCGAAGAAAAGACAGTTGAAATATGGGAACTAAAATCAACAAGGTTGTTTTGAATATCTTTTGCCAAATCTTGGATAACAGAGTTGTTAGCGGCTAGAGAATTAGCAATTTCTTTTGTAATTGACGTACTCATAGAACACTGCATTTCATGAATAGGTGCCAACAAAGTATCCAGCATATCTTGCATTTGAGTGGTTAAGATTGCCTGTGGATACATGGCAGAAGCAAGTATACTTTGTATTTGTGAAGTAGATTGAATAATGGGAGAGTAGGCGGCGGTCAAATCTGCATTCATCTTTTCTAAAGAACTTTGAAATGCAGATATTGCGGCTATGAAAGATTGGTGATTAGTGTTCATAATAATGTCCTTTCTTTTGTACTCGGCGCTGGCACGCCTGTGAGTACAGTATAGGACAGAGGAGAAGGAAAGACAAGCTTGGTTTAAAATTTAGGAGGGAGGACACATAAAATGCACGAGTTACAAATTTTTAACAATGAGGAGTTCGGAGAAGTCCGGACAGTGGTGATTGAAGGCGAGCCGTGGTTCGTGGGGAAGGATGTTGCGGAAGCGCTGGGATTTAAAAATCCAAGGCAGGGACTGGCAACAAATGTAGCAGATGAAGACAAGGGAGTCCATTCCGTGGACACCCCTTCGGGAACTCAACAAATGACTATCATCAACGAATCCGGCCTCTACGCCTTAATCTTCGGCAGCAAGCTGGAATCTGCCAAACGCTTTAAGCACTGGGTAACATCCGAGGTCCTTCCGACACTGCGCAAGACTGGTACATATGAAATGCCTAATATGTCCACTGAAATGAAAGCCATTCTGATGATCGATCAGAAGCAGGTTAAGATGGAGCAGCGTATGGATAAGCTGGAATATGATATTCCTCTGTATGGTTCCGAAGCGGACGAGCTGTCCAGTCATGTTAAGCGCAAAGGCGTGTCTGTATTAGGCGGAAAGCAGTCAGAAGCTTATAAGGATACAGAAATCCGTTCCAAGGTGTACCGGGATATTTACGATCAGGTTAAGAGAGAGTTCGGGATTTATGATGATAGTGGCCGGCCCCAGTCATATAAAGCGCTAAAACGGAGGTACATAGCAGATGCCCATGAGCTGATTGACTGCTATGAGGTGCCTACTTATTTGGAAGAGCTGATCAGCGAGGCAAACTCGCAGATTGATTTGGGAATAGTATAAGGACGAGGAACTAATGAGGGAGACTAAGGAAGGGAGGCGAGAGAGGTGGAGAAAAAAGAATTTCGTAGCATTCATATCGATCTGAAAAAGAAGGAGTTTCGCTTAAACGATATTCCAATGGGATCAGTATCAGTATTGGAATTAACCTTTAAAAATGGAAGATGGTCGTTGTACATCACTAAAGATGAGCTGTATGAGGGTACAACGACCACTAAGGCTACGGTATAAATTTGGTGATAAAGTCGGTTAGTTCTGTAAGCCCATTTTTAAAACGGTTTTCCATATAAATAATACCGAGATCGGTTAATTCAAAATTTCCGACAACGTAAAGTTTGATTAAACCAGCACGTCCTAGTTCTACGATAGTTTCGTCACAATCGTCAGGATGCCAAGAAGAAAAGGATTTATTAGTTGAAAAATAATCCTCTTCAAATTGACGGGCTTCGGATTTTGGTAAACCGCTTTTGCGTAATTGCAAAAATGTCTTATAGATGAAACAAATCATTTTGTCAGCATCTTTA